TTGCGGACGAACAGCCGAACCGTCGCCCAGTTCCGCTGGTTGAGTTCGACCTGCTTCGCGTGCTCCGGGCTTTTCTTCGGGCAGGCGTGGCATGGTGTGGGCGACCCGGCCGGACGCCGCTGGGGCTTTCCGCCCCGCGTCTTGATCTTGCCGGTTTCGATGTCCACAAGCCACTTCTTGCACTCCTCGCATGACAGATTGGCGACGGCGGGGTGCTCCAAGAGCAATCTCAGCCCGTCGGTTAGTTTTTTGCTGCCGCCTCCAAGGCTTCGTGTCCAGGCGGCCGGCCAGCAGCTTCCGCAATGATCGCGTCGACCTCGTCGGCCTGCTCCTCCTTCGACGCGCCGGGCAGCGGGTCCGAGGCAACCAGTCCTGCGATGATCCGGTAGAGCTTGTTCAGCACCTGATACCGCAGCCGCCGCACCGTCTCGAAGTCGGTCGGGGCGTCCTTGCCGTCTTCCTCCTTCTGGTCCCATTCGACAAGCTGCTGCGACACCCTCGCAGCGATCAGTCTCACAGCTTTGCGTGGATCAGCGCCGATCTTGTTCGCCTCGTGCTCGGCGAATTCGACGTCCTCTGGAAGCATCGGGCGGTAGCGGAAGTTCACCGCCTCGTGCATGCCGTCGACCGCCTCAATGTATCCGGTCTGCGTGTAGCCGTCTCGAATGATATTGGTCATGGTTCGCGTGCTCCTGGTTCGCGGGTGGTGTCGCGGAGAAAATGCCCGGCAGGGCCGACGACTGCGCCCGCGAACCCACCGCAGACGCCGACTCACTGCCGGACTTGGATCAGCTCTTGACGATCTTGAGCTCGCTATTGCCGGCGTCGTCGTTGAACAGGTCGACCGCCAGCGGCAGCATGAGCTCGCTCTTGCCACCAACGTCCGCACCTTCGGCCGGAATCTTGGTGTTGCCGAACGACATGGTGTAGGTCGTGGTGCCGTCCGAAATGGCGAGCGTCCCGGCCGCTCCGGCGATGGCCGCTGCGTAGAGGTCGGCGTTGTCGCTGGTGAAGGGCGCGTTCAGCTCGAGCCGGACCTGCCTGTCTTGCGGCGCGATCTCCGTCCGCGTCGTCGAATTCAGGTAGCGGTCGGTGTCGAGCATGTTGTCGATGGTCAGCGAGAACGAACCGAACTTGCGGGCCGTGGCCAACAACGTGAGCGTCGCGTCCGACATGACGAAGAAGTTGTCCGTCGGCAGCGTGATACTGGGGAACGAACCGGCCGCGCCTTCGGTCTCGGTTTCGGCCTCGATATCCAACGTGAGCTGGATAGCCTGACCGGACTGCGCCGAGAACACCGCGCGAGCCACCCGGCAGCCGGCATATGTGTAGACCTTCGTGATCTTGTCAATGCCGATCACGAACTCCGGCAATGCGTCTGCCACGTCGGTCGAGCCCATGCTTGTAGTGCCGCCGAGGATGTACGGAAGCAGGAAGTCGATTTCCGACGGGGACGGCTCCATGACGATCTGCCCGGATACTTCCGTCCGGGCAATCCGGGCGCGTGACTTGGAGCGGCTCCGGGTGCCGCGAATCCCGCGAGAGTAGATGTGAGTGTCGCGCCGCTTGAGCGTTGTCGAGATGAACTCGACTGCCGTAGAGCTGGCGGTGATAGCTGTGGCGTCGAAAGCCATTTGGGCCAACGCGCCTTGTGCTGGGATATCCGTCATGGTTGGTCTCCTATGGAGGCGTTGCCTGGGTCGGTCGCTGCTGCGCCGCTTCGCAGCGGAGCACGAATGATGTCGCGTCGTATCCCACGCCGAATGCGGCGGGGTCGATCACAGCGGCCGGCTCCACGGTCACGTAATACTGGGGCAGGCCGTTGATGCGCTGATGCAGGAACTGCCCGATAGCTAGCTCCCGCCAATAGTGGATGCGGTCATGGTCCGCCGTCAAGTTTCGATTGCTCGCCTGCGTGATAATCACCTGGACACCGTATGCGATCTTGTCCGTCGCGTTCGTGTAGGCGGTGATTCGTTCCGGCACTGGAATGAGGAACACGCCAGGATGGCTGGCCCCCGTGTTCCAGGGGAACTTGCGGATGCAGAAGTTGGCGTCCGCGACCTTGTGGAGCGCAGTCGAGGACGTCCCCATCGATGCCTTGAGGATAGCGTCAATTCGCTGGGCAAGCGTGAGCCAGTTGGAGTCCGCCATGTCGCATCCTCCTCTAGCCCAGTTGTTCGTCGATGGCGTCGGCGATCAGCACTTCGCACTTGTCGAGGGCGTCTTCTCGCGGCCGCAGATATTCTCGCTGAGGGATGTTCCGTGGCGGATAGCCGAAATTATGGACGGCCGCGCCGGGGATGCCACCGTCCTTGATTCCCTTGTTCACGCCGACTGCGAGCTCGCGTTCGCCGACGGTCTTGATCGACGCCTGGTGTGAGCCGGTCGCCGCAGCTTTGAGTGCGCCGGTCTTGATGAGCAGGGGCCATGAACCGCCACGCTTGCGCGGTGGCCACGGGTGGCCGTCGGGTGTTTCGGACTTCTGGAAGTTTTCGTCGATAGACGCCAGGATGGCCGTCACGCATTGGTCGAGAGCGTCCTGCAGCGGACCCTCCTCGAAGACGTCCCGGATATCAGCCAGGTCCGCCGCAATCTCAGCCAGGTTTTCAAGCGTCTTCGTCACGTCACTTGCTCCCGGCAGATCAGCCGGTGTTGGGCACCGTCGCCTCGTTCGAAGGCGACCTCGATCACCATGTAGGTGTCGGAACCGACGGAGAGCGTCGCGTTGACTTCAGCCTTCCCGCCGATCTTCCACACGATGAATGGCACGTCTCCGGGGGAGACGCCCAAGGTCGATCCTTGAATGTCCGACCGACGGAGCGTGTCGCGTCGCACCTTCACAGCCACGCCAGAACCGCCTGGAGGCGTGTAGGTGCCATCCTCCACGCCATCCACGTGTTGCCAGTCGTCGGTATAATCGACTGCGTATGCCACCGTCACCGTCCCTCATGCTCGACGACGCCCACGTCCAGGCGATTGATCTGCTTTTCCAGGGCATCCAGTTCCTCGTACAGCGCCCGCTTGTAGCCAACGTGGTCGACGTTCACGCCGGCACCCGACACGTTCGGCTTTCCGCCGGCCTTTGTGGAGTCAATGGCGGACAGCTCAGCAATGACGGCATCCCGCCGTTGCTTGAGCTGCGCCAGTAGTGTTGCGGTCGTTGCCATCAGATTGCTACTCCTGCAGGCAGACCGTCGTGAAGTTCACCCGATGCCGAATGCGGTAGCTGATCTTGAGTTGATCAGCCGCCCGCAAGATGGCGTCCGCTTCGTCGGTCGCTTCGACCTTCACTGGCCCGTAGTCGACCGGCCCTTCCTTCGTGCCGCGTCGGCCGGTCACTCGGTAGAGCCGAGTCGGGTTCGGCAGCCCGTTGTCTCGGATGAACCGGCATCGGTCGATCTGAGCAACCTGGTCATCCGTCAGACCTTCCTTGCGGCCCCACTCCTTGATCATGCGCTCCAGGTCCGACGGCCGGAAACCGGCGCCCTTCGGCGGCGTGCGCTCTTCCGGCACGGTCGGCTCCAGGTCAAGCACGTCGATTGCGTCAGACTGAGCGTCAGCCCGTAGCTGGTCTTCAAGTGATTCGTCTGGGAGCTCGCCGGATTTCACTTCTCGCTTGCGCTGTCGCTCACGCTGAGCAGTAGTTCGCGGTCGGGCTTTCTTAGCCATGTTGGGTCTCCTCGTGGGATGCGGGAAAAAGGCGTGGTGATTTGGAGCCTGGACCACGCCGTTATGCCGCCAGGCCGACATTGGGGGGCTCATGCGATCAGGCGGTGCTTTTCACCATCTTGCGAGGTTCAATGACCGCCGGGGTGCCTCGCTCGGAGACTTTGAATCGCTGCACGATATCGTGAGTGAATTCCATCTCCGAGTTGACCGGAGCTTCGGCGGTGGTAATGGGCCAATTCTCCATGTACCAGAATGCCGCCTGCGGCTCACCAATCCACCAGTCCGTCGAGCTGCCGGAGCGAGCTTTGACATACTGGTTCGACAGAATTTCCAACGCACCGCCGCCGGTCGCGCCCTCGCGGGGCTGCCCGAGCGGATTGGCCGAGATAGTCGTCGTGTTGGTGTTGGTGACTTCCCGGACTTCTGTTGCCGTATTCACTCGCCGAGCCGTCATCAGCAGCGCCGTCGGGACGATGATGGTATTCGGCGTGACAAGGATCGGCTCGCCGGTGTTCGGGTCGAGCATGTCGTCGAACAGCAGCAGGGCGTTCTCGACGTCCGTATAGTCCTGCAAGGCGTTCGCCGCCGCCAGATTGTCCCAATCATGGTCGCCGCTGTTATCGCCGTAGGTGGCCACCGCACTCCGGCCATTTCGCCGATAGGTCGCGGTGATGCCGAGCACGACGTCCAGCACCCGCTTCTCCTTATTGACGGCCAGCCACTTGGCCACGTCGGAGGCGCGTTGCAGAACCAGGCCGGTCCTGTCGAAGAAGATGGCTTCTTTCGTCACCGGAACGATCAAGCCACGCTTGGTCGTTTCCGGCGTCTCGATCCACTCCTCCGATACACCAGCGACGGGATAAGCGTCGCCTTCGTTGACGACTTCCGCCTCATCACCGATCTGGCCGATGCCCGGAATCTTCTCGCCTGAGAACTGGGTCGGCACCCGACGGGTGACGCGATCAGCAATGAACACCGGGTCGTTGAATACCTCGAGCACCTGCGAGAACACCACCTGGCCGGTGATGTTGGCGAATGCCGAGGTATCGACGCCGGACTCGGCTAGATTCACACCGCTTCGCGTGCCGCCGGATCGGCCGCTCCACGAGGCAATGATCTCGCGCCCATCGGGGACGAACTCTTCGAACAGGTCCCGAATCGAGAAGTCGGTCGGCCGATAGGCCCCGCTCTCGATTGCTTCCGTGACGTCTGCGAAGAAACGGTCGGGATTCCGGTCCCGCTGCGCCGCTTCGTACAGCCGTCGCCATCGTCGTGCCACGAACATAAACTAGCTCCTTGTCGTTTCGGCCAGCCGGCCGGGTCAGGTTTGAGTCAGCGCCACCGAGCCGGGTCAGGCCCGCTTCTGGTAGGCGAACACGTAGTCGAGGTCCAACTTCTCCTCATTGGCGCCGCCGTTCTTCACGCCAGCGACGACGGCCATCTCGGTGGCGTTCGCATACGTGAAGTCGACATGCTTGGCAACCAGAACGCCGTCGATGAAATATGCGACGTCGGCCCGGCTCGAGGACTTCGGCCGCCAGTCAATCGTCAGACGTTGCCATGCACCGCCAGCCGTTTGGGCTTCGCCGGTCGCATTGCTTCCCTGCATGACAGGCTGCGTGCCGTCAAGCAGAGTCGTCTTCTGAGTCGCACCGTCGGAGCTCTCAGCCTGCCAGTAGGTCGAACCGTCGACCTTGAAGAACACCGCGCCGGCATAGCTGGCTGCCGGACCACCGCCGTTGTCGAGCAGGTGATTGGCCGCGATGCCGTCCATCAAGCCGAACAGGATATTGGCGTCGTCCGTGTTGGCCTCGATGAACTTGATGTACGCCTCGGCGATCAACGGAGCGCCACTGGCAAACAGGAACACTTCGGCGGTGTGGATGTAGACCTCGTCATTGTCGGCCACAGTGGCGTCAGATGCATCGAGCTCCATCACGCCGCCAACTTGGTCGAGGATGTTCGACCCGCCCGCATCGCTGGCAATGGTCGTCCATCGGCCCGACTCATATTGGAAATCCTCGTAGAACCCGTGATACAGCCGCCCGAGGTCTGCGGCCGGGGGAAGTTCCAACGCTTTCATGCTTCTGCACTCCTTGGGAAATGGGCATTGTCAGCCCCACCGAACAGTCTCTGGTCAGCGGGCCGCCAGCGCCTCCTTCTTCAACTCCTCGTAGTCGGCGTTTCCGACCGACTCGACAATGGACTTCGCCGCCGGCTTCTCGGTTCGCCGGCTTTCCCGCGTCCCAGTGGGGCCGCCGACCGGAACAAGCTCGAGGAAGCTTTCGACCAACTCCTCCATCTCGTCCTCGTTCTCGCACCGCTCGAGCAGCTTCCGCTGCGCCCGCTTGATCGAGGACAGGGTCAGGCCGTGCGATTCGAGAACGTCGCGAATCATGTCGCGCCGCTCGAGCTTCGCGAGACGTCGCTGCCACGATTCCTCCATGGTCCCGCCAGTGTCTCCGCCACCGTCTCCAGCAGGCTCGGCTTCTGCACCGGCAGGCTCTTGGAGCTTGTCCTGGACATTCAGGATTTGACGGATCTTGGCCAGCTTGCCGGCAGCGTCGAGCGAGTCGTCTCGCAGGACCGCGAGAATCAGTGACTCGATGGACGCCTGCATCTCCTCTTCCGGTTCCGGCTCCGCTGCAACTTCGACGGGCGCGTCCGCCATTGCGGCGAACTCGTCCATCTCGAGCAGGCGACGGAGCCGCTTGGCCTCGCGTCCTTTCGCCCGCTCCAACACTTTTCTGACCGACAGCTTGCTCGGCATGGTCTTGTTCTCCTGTTGGGACTCGAACAGCCCGCGAGTTGTCGCGGGTTTACTCACAAGGTCGACCGACTCCACGTGTTCAATCGACTCTACGATAAGCGGGCCGTCGACGGTTGAAACGACCGTGCCGCTCGCATTGTGCGACAGCCCAAAGTTGCGCGGGAATCGCTGCGCTCGTTCGATGATCGCAGGCGTTTGCGCATGGTTCTTGAGGTAATGCAAGTCGCCGAATACTCCGTCCCTGGCGACTCGCGTGTTGCGTAGAACGCCCCAGCCTTCGGCAATCCCACGCACGCTTCGCGGGTTGTCGGGATGGTCGAGATTTACGCTGATCCCCTCGTAGAGCTTCGCAGCTTCCTCGAGGGCCGTCTGCGAATATACCCGGCCGTTCCGGGATTCGCGGCCGAGAATCTTGACGCCGTAAATGACGCCCTGCTCCTCGTCGATCTTCATCGCGCCGTCAGAGAACGCATCTTCGCGCAGTTGGGTCGGTGTCGCCGTGGCGGGCATGGTCATCTCCTTCCGTGATGGCTCAGCGAGCCGTTGCGACCGGCTCCGCTGGCACGTACTCGAGAGAGCACCGGCAGTTCGGATGGGCGGGCGGTCCCTGGGGGAACAGCGTATCCCAATCCCGCGCGGGCCGTCGGTGCAACGGTCTGCAAATCGGACATACTCGGTCGTCTCGCTCCGTAATCCAGATCGCCGTCAGACCGTCTCCAACGTCCAGCAGCGATCCACTTATTCCGGGCCCTGGCGGCGCGGGTTCGCCGGGCCTTTCTTCCGGGCTTGGTCTTGGGGCTTCCGGCCGTGGTTTGCCGGCCGCCGCCGCATTGGCTCTGCGAGCGTCGATTTCCGCCTGGCTGATTGCTCGCGTGACCTCGGTAGCTGCCAGCACTGCAGCCCGTTGTCCGCCGAACACCCGGTCAGCCGGTGTCCCGCTCGCTAGCTCCCGTCTCGCGTTCCCCACGAGGGCGGTCGCCAGCCCTTTCGCATGGGTGGATACCCACGCTCTGCCCTGAGATTGGGCCAGGGCCGTGACATTTTGCAAGCCGTCATCGGCCATGATGAGAAAGACAAGCAGATAAACCGCCGTCAGTTCGTCCTCGAGTGTCTCCTGCGTGACGGTCTTGAGGCGGTCCCATGGCACCGGCTCGCCTCTATCGTACGCTGCACGGAGCTCTGCGAACACGTCCGACACGCCGGTGGCGATCTTGGCTTCGTACTCGAAGCGGTCCTTGAACTCAGGCATGAGCTCCGCCTTCGAGATGGCTCAGTCGTGTCTCGTGGTTCTCCACAGTCATATTCAGTCGGATGCGGTCTGAGTCGCACGTCTTGGAATGCTCCTCGAGCACCGCATACGTGTCGCCGACCGTCCGGGCGACCGTCCGCAGCTCAGCCTTTAGCGTGGCCAATAGCCACACGACATGGGCCAATCCGCCGAGAACCGTCAATGCTAATCCAGCGACCGCAACCATTTCCACAACGCTCATGCGCCCCTCCCTAGGATGAATTAGGTTCTCCTGTCGACAGCCGCAGCTCATATTGAGTATCGGTGTCAGTGAATCGCGGGTGGGTCGCCGGTTGAACCGCCGGCGTCGGTGTAGTCGGTTTCATCATCTT